AGATGAATATGATTTAGGTTCTATAGCTGGTATGACAGTAGCCGGTGGTGCGTTTGGTGGTTTAATTGGTGGGGCTATTGGTGGTGGATTAGGTTTGTATGGTAATAGATATTTAACTAAAGAGTTTAAACATACTAATGAAAATCTTATTGATGATGTAGCTTCTTCACAAACTAGAAAAGAAGTTGTTGAAGATTCAAAACTTGAAATAGTTTTAGCATCTTCTAAAAATAAATTGAATGTGTTGATAGCTAATACATTTGGTAAACCTACTGCATGGTTTCAAGGTTATGTTGATAAATCTCCAAAACTTAAACAGTTTTTAAAAGATTTACGATATGATTATGATACAACATTAACAAGTCAAGGGGAAGAAGGTGTTAAACGTAAGTCTTTTGGATTGTTTATGGGTGAAACTATAGGTAAATATCAATATGGATTAGCAAAAAGTTTAAATGTTTTATATAGAGTCGGGTGGAGAGCACGACTAGACCCTAAACAAAATAAAAAATTAGTTAAAATGTTACAAGATAAAACCTTATCTTTAAAAAATATAGACGAAGTAGCTTCTGAATATGAAAAATCTCTTGTAACTGCATATAAAGGTATTAGAGAAACTTTAGATAAAGCGTTTGATGATGCTACTGCTTATGATTTGTTTGGACCGGGAGTACGTAATGTTGCTGGATACTTTCCAAGACTTTTTAAATACGATGTTCTTGAAAAAAAACAAACTGAGTTTCAAAGGATTTTAATAAAATCAGGACATGCTGATCCTTTAAATGATATTCCTTCTGTTAATATTATTGAAGAAACAACAGATGAACTTCGTAAAGGATTTTTAAAAGATTCTAAAGGTATTGACGAAGAAATTTTTGGAATAAATTTTTTAAAACAAGCTGGAGTTAAAGGAACTACAGTCGGTAAAGGTAAAAGTAAACAAGTAATTTATAGGCTAGAAGATGCTACACCCGAACAACTTCAAATAGCTAGAGAAGCAAAAGCTGAAAAAATTGTAGATGATATGCTTGAATATCGTTGGACACCTTTTGAATTACGATCTAAAGGACAAGCAGATAACGCTAAAGGATTTTTACAAGAAAGAAGATTTAGAAATATTAAAGATGAAGATATTGCTGAGTTTCTTGAAGACGATGTACAGCAAATTTTAGAAACTTATTTTACAAATACTGGTCAAGCTATTGCTAGGTCTAAATATTTTGGTAAAACTTTTTCTCAATTTAATACAAACACTATTATTCCTATGCGTGAAGAGTTAAGAAAATCTGGAATGAAAGATACTGAAATTAAAAAAGTAATTGAAAAAGTTGAAGATACATATAAAAAAGTAACAGGCTTAGAACAATATTCTCAAAGTACTTTAAAGAAAAATAGATTTGCAAGGGGAATGGCTGATTGGGGTAAACTATCTCAACAAATGGCTCATTTACCTTTTGCTACTTTGTCTAGTGTAACTGAACCTCTTTTACTTTTAAGTCGAGCAGGTTTAAAAGACTCGCCCGGAGTTATAAAAGATATTGCAAGTGCTCTTGTTAAAGAAGGTAACAGTGTTATTGACAGAAGTTTTAAATTTATACAACGTGCTGCTGGTAAAAAAACTACAGGTGTTAAAGATATAGGAATGCCTTCACAAAAAAAAGGTGCATCTATATTTGATACAATGGATGATGATACTTGGGGAGAACTATACAAGACTGGACTAGCTTTAGAACAAGCAGTTCAAGAAAGAATAGAAGGTTTGGCTGGTGAAGGTATGTATGGTTCATGGGCTAAGAATGGACAAGCTGCGTTTTTTAAAGTTAATCTTTTAACTCAGTGGACTAAAGCAGTTCAGTTAGCTTCGTTTACTACTGGTAAAAGACTTATTAAAACAAATGCTCAACGTTTATCTGAAGGTAATTTAAGTAAAAGTAATAGAAAATATTTAACTCAACAACTTAATGATTTAGGGGTTAATGCAGACGAAGCTGTTACTTGGTATCGAGGATCATTAAAAAATGGTAAGTTTAATAATAGAATTGCAAAAGCTCAAAATTTTTACAAAGAAGATTTAACATCAGGAGCTAATAGGTTTACCAAAGAAATTATTTTAAACCCAAGTACTGCAGAAGCTAATAGACCTTTATGGTTTTCTCACCCAGCAGCACAATTACTAGTACAGTTTGCAGGATACCCAACAGTATTTAATAATACAATCTTAAAAAGATTTTCAAATGAAGCTGTAAATAGTCCAATGCAAAGCATACCTAAAGTTTTACCTACAGTTTTATTAATGACTGCAGTTGCTCATATTGGTAATACAATTAGAAGTAATGGAGCAAACTTAAAAGACTATGAAACTGGTATGTCTAAAGACGAAGGTGAGTTAATTCTTGAAGGTATTAGACGTTGGGGTGGTTTTGGTCCATTTGATTATCAATCTAGATGGTCTAATGAATACGATAGAAATGTGGGAGCTTATACAGCAACTTTAAAAGCTTTTTCTGGTCCTTTATTTCAAGATGCTGTTGATGGTATTTTATATAGAAAAAACGTGCCTGAAATGATAGTAACAAACTTACCGGGATACTCAGCTTATGATTTAGTTTTAGGTGAAGGATTTAAAAAAGACTTAAGAAGTTCAGTAAGAAGTTCATCTTCTCCGGCTTTAAATACCGGAAGATCATCATTAGGTAGTTTTTCAAAAGGTGGTATAGTTAAAAATGTACCTAATGTTAAAGATGAACCAGATGAAATGATAAGTAGAGTTACTAAAGAACCATTTAATGCTACATCAGAATCTGTTCAAGATGAAGAAGATAGAGCTTTAGAAACTCAAATGAAAAGTTTAGGATTAAAATGAACATAGACTTATGTAAAGCAGAAATCAAAAGACACGAGGGCGAAGTCCTAGAAATTTATAACGACAGTTTAGGTTATAAGACTTTAGGAGTTGGTCACCTATGTCAACCACAAGACCCTGAATACAACTGGGATATCGGTACACCTGTACCACAATCAGTAGTAGATGCTTATTACGAAAAAGATTTTTATAATCATTATCGTGAAGCTGTACATGTCTTTGGAGACGAACAAGCTTTTAATAATTTACCTGATGATATACAACGTGTATTAGTTAATATGTGTTTTAACTTAGGTGGTTCAAGACTTTCAAAGTTTCGTAACATGCTACAGGCTTGTCGTCAAAACGACTGGCAAGAAATGGCTAGGCAAAAGCAAGATAGTAGATGGTGTTATCAGGTCGGCAGACGTAGCTTAGAGCTACAGCAGGTTGTCCTTGCCCAATAATGTTACTTTATACAGAAAAGCAATTAGACGTTGCATATCGAATAGACTGTAAAGCTCGTACAAAATGTCATGAGCCTTGGGTTCAACGTGAAGATTTTAGACCTTTATACGAAGACCTATTAGAATCTTATATGATTGCTTACAGTGAAGATGATATATTAGGTACAGATATACCTGAATATCTTATAGACTCTGTAAATGAATTACTTGAATCAACTTTAACACTAGATTAATATGTTTCCATTTGAAATTATAACAATGCTTGGCTCTACTTTGATTAGTAGTTTATTAAGTCTATGGTCACAAAGATTAAAGGCTAAACAAGATGAGCAGAAGATGTTGATTACTCGTGGTGAGTTTCAACTTAAAGCAGTAGATGCTGCACGAAATGTAGAGAATGTAGGATTTCAATGGACAAGACGTATCATTGCACTTTCGTCAATCTTTGCAATCGTTATACTACCTAAACTGGTAGCAGTATATTATCCTGATGTAGATGTAACCGTAGGGTATACATTGTTTCATCCGGGATTTTTGTTTTTTACAGACGGTAGAGAAGTATTTGAATGGGTAACTTTTCAAGGCTTGGTAATAACACAATTAGATACAAATCTTGTATCAGCAATCATAGGTATGTACTTCGGTGGCAGCCTAGTTAAAAAGTAAGAGAGAATTATGCAACAGAATAATATGGGTATGGGTGGTTTCAGTGGAGATATGGACCGAAATGAAGTAGAAATTGACCTTCAGAAATTTATGGCTTTGCTTCAAGAGAAGTCAGAGTTAAAAGAACGTATAAGAGAACTAGAAGACGTTAAGAATGATAACCCTTATCAAAAATTAATATTTGTAGCACAGGCTGTAGATAGTTGGAGAATAATTCCAATAGCATTTTTAAGTGTGTATATGTATTTATTATACTATACCACATTTTGGTTTATGGAATTATCAGACCCTACGATGCAACAGTCAGGGTTAATATCAGTAGTAGTAGGGGCAGGAGCAGCTTGGTTTGGTCTCTATACAAATTCATCTAAGTCTAAAGGAGACTTTTCAAAAGGAGGACAGTAGTGTTTACAAGACGTAAGTTAAATCAAGATTTTTTCGGACCATTAATTATATTAAGTTTATTAACAATGTCGTTTGCTGCAAATGCAGACCAAACAGGAGACTGTGCTTCGGGTACTCAGTATTGTGAAGACAATGGATTGACTACTATTAATACTACGGTGACTACAAATACTAACACCAATAACAACACTAATAATAATACCAACACTAATACTAATACAAATAGTAATACTAATAATAATACTAATGTAAATACGAATACAAATACGTCAACTAACAATAATAACAATGTTAATACATCAACTAACACAAATAACAACGTTAATACTTCCACATCTACAAGCAATAATACCAATACTAATAACAACGTCAACACATCTACGTCTACATCTAACTCTACTGTAAACTCTACAGTAAATCAAAACGTAAATAACAACAGTAATTCTACTAGTAACAATACAAATACTAATAACAATACTAACGTTAATCAATCTACGTCAGACTCTAATGTGACTACGGACAATACAAATACTAATAACAATAATACTAAGTCCGATAACACTAACAGAAATATAAACGAGTCTAACTCTACACAAACAATCAACCAGAATGTACGTAGCAAAGCACCTCCTGCTTCTGCTATAGCTCCTAGTATTATGTCTTACTCTCAAGACCTTTGTACTGTAGGACGTTCTGGTGCTTTTCAAGGGCAAGTATTTGGGTTCTCT